GGAGGCGAAGGTTTGTGCCTGTCCACGAGCCGTCTCTGCTGCGGTTTTTGCATTATTTGCCGCAGTGGCTGAAGTGCCTGCATTAGTGGCCGACGTGGCAGCCGATGACGCCGAACCCGACGCCGCCGAAGCCGATCCACTGGCGGCGTCCCTCGCACTTTCAGCCGACACCTTTGCTGCATTAGCAGCCGAAGCGCTGTTACTCGCCTCCGTCGCCTTAGTGGAGGCCGTCGTCGCAGATCCTGCGGCAGCTGTGGCGCGGTTAGCGGCATCTGTGGCAGAAGCCGCTGCGGCTCCCGCCTGAGTGCTGGCGGTCGAGGCATGACCAGATGCATTACTGGCGCTAGTTGCCGCATTCGACGCTGATGTTGCCGCAGCATTTTTGCTGCTCAAAGCAGATGCCGCATCTCCCGCAGCGGCGGTAGCCGCATCCGATGCGGCGGCACTGAAGCCCTCCGCGTCGCCACTGGCAATGATAGCATCGGCCTTCGCTGAGATCGCGCTTGCTGCTGCTGTTGCTGCCTCGGCAGCCGACTGTGCGGCCGAAACCGTATCGCCGTAGACTTCCTCAAGGTCCGACACCGCTGTCTGGTTAGAAGCCGAGATGGCTTCAACACCAACCAGACGGTCGAGGACGTTTTGAACAGGCTCGCCTTTGAGGTGGGTGGTGTCGTCGGAGATCAGGCCTGGCACAACTATCGGACCGTAAAGGGCGCGTTCCGAGAAGTTTTCTCCTCGCAGGTAGCTAACACCAATCCAGATCGAGGCTCCGGGATTGGCTTGGACTGGGATAGAGGTAACCGTCGGCGGCCAGATACCTGCCGATTGCCAGACGGCATCAAGTGGCGGCATGTCGTAAGGGTCGCCCCCTACAGGCACGACCCACCACTCAAAATGAACCGCCGTAGCCGTGCCATTGCTGACCTCGCCAATGATATCAATGATTGGCACTTGAACGCCGCCTTCGCCCGGTGGACGCGGCTCGATGGTCCAGTCATTGGGCAACGGCGGGCTTACGAGGGTCGGATCAGCAGGCGCGAGCACAGGATAATCCGGCATGGTCGTGCTCTTGCCGAGTGCCAACGGATGCTTCCCGTCAGTTTCGGACCTGAAGGCCACCCGAACCTCGCCCGTTTGAGCGTTGTAGGTTCGGCCCAAGACCATGCACTTCACGCCGTCCAGCAAGAAGCCCGGCTCAGAAAGTACGAAGCAGTCGCCGCGTTTCAGTCGGCGCAGGTGCGGCTTAAAGGGCACCGTGCCGCTGAAAGGCTCGCGTGCGTCCAGAATGTCATACGCGGCCAGTTGTGCCGCCTGCTGCGCCTTGCCCACAAACCGGTATGTGATCTGGTCCCCGCGTTTACCCCCATCTTCGGTACGCAGGCTTTCGAACGTGACCGGATCGGCAGGGACGTGCTTCCACCCATGGGCCTCCGACATGAAGCTTGGGGTGATGGTGTTGATGCGGTTGAACAGGCTGGAGCCCGTGTCGAGTTCAATCGGTCCGCAGGTATCCCGCCCCGTCACCGTCACGATGCTCGGCTTGGCCGCGCCACGGCTCACGCACGAGATTTTGCCAGCGTGACGCGCATAGGACGCGCCGCCTGCCTGCAGGAACTGTTTCAGCACTTCCGACACATCTTCCGACGTGTCCGGCCATGCGGTCACCGTCCACGCGTTGGCGTCGGCCACGTTCGCCGCTTCAACAAAGGCGGGAATATCGATGCCCTGAGGGCTAGCCCCAATACCGCCGACAACCTTGCCGTTTTCGACCATGCCGAGCGCCCAGTTCAGGCCCCCGATAATCGGATTGTTGATCCAGCGGTAAGTCGAGCGAACACCTAGGCGGCAGTCACCAAAGCCGCCCGGATAGGTGCTGTCATAGCGCGGATCATAGCCAAAGATGCCCTCGATCGTCGCCTGAGGGGTCGGCAATCCGGTCGGATAGACACTGAACTTGCTATCCTGCTGAACCGTGAGCAGTTCACACGCCTTGCCGGACAGCTTATAAGCCGCGCCCCACGCGGGCATGACAGCGCCGCCATCGAGGCCGGTTGGCAGGCTCAGCGCGGTATCGGGCTGCGCTCCCAAGCGCCACGAGCGCCACATCTGGCGGTTATACTTGCCGTTGGCTGTGCCGCCGTTGGAGGCAAAGGTAACGGATACGCCGTCCACCTTGTAGCCAACAAAGGCTTTGATCGGCCCTGCGCCGGAGTAGACTGAAACGATGCCCTGTAGGCGATTATCCGGCCCGTACTCGTCGCGGTGGACGATCTTGCCCGAACATCCTACTCGGCCAAATGCGAACGGTGTCGGCTGGTCTGGGTTGGAAGTCCATTCATCCGCCGAGCCGGAGCCCGCAGATTGCGGCTTGTCGAGCATTCCGCCGACAGCGACCAAGCCAGCGCTGACCGTGTTCAGGGTGCCAACCGAAACGCCGAACAGCGTCGTGGTCCCAGCCATACCTGGCATCAGAATGGCACCTGCGCCGGTCGCGACCAGTGCTGCGGCACCAACAACCATTCCGACAGTCTTGAGAGCTTTACCCATTAGATAACCCTCCATGCGCACGGACCGCGTTCGTCGGTGAGAAAATCGGTGACGCCCGTCAGCACTTCGGCGTTTGGGCTGTGGTCGGTGAAGGCCAAGAGGTTGCCGTTACCCATGCAGACCGCGAGAGCGCCCAACTTGTGCGAGGTCGGAAGGGCAATGAGGTCGCCGGCAAGGGCCATGGCCGGAGCGATGCGGGGCAGACCAAGGCTGTCGACGGCCTCAATCAGATTGGCGAAGCCAAGCGACTTTAGCGTCTTCAAGCCTTCTGCTTCGCTGGACCATTTCAGACCCTTGGCCCACGGCACCTGAACCCCCACCTTGCGGAGGCAGTGCAGGGCCATGATGGGGCAGTCTCGGGTGCCGGGCTTATAGGACTTGCCCTGAAACCGCAGTCGGCATGCGGTGGCCGCGCGCTCGCGGCGAACGGTTGGCAAAATCATCGAGCAACAGCCTCCGAGTACGAACCGCCACTGATGTAGCCGCCGCCCCCTGACATGCCGCCATTGCCGCCACTCGGCTGTTCGGCCCGCCAGTAAATTTTGCGCCCTACGCCGGTGACGTGGCTCAAGCCCAACTCCCCGGGCCAAACCTCGCGGTGATGGGGATCGGATAGACGGCGGTCTTCGTTTGGCTCGTTCAGGCGAGACTCTTCCGTGCCGCACTCGATGATCAGCTCTTCATCTGCGCCAATCACAAAGCGGGCAAAGTCATAGACGCCCCGAAACAGAAGATCGGGGTCGCCCATCAGAAGCCCTGTCAGCGGATCGACCGCCGCGTCATACACCTCGACGATCGACCCTTGGTGCTTTCTGTCGGCCAATGCTGCGAGCGCAGCGTGGTCGGCGGGGAAAAGTGTGAAGTCCGCGCGTGTCGTTTGATTGTCCACGCCGTCTTCGAACAGAGGCAAGTCGCCCAAGGTGCCGAAGGTCGGGTCACGCTGAACAAACAACTCCGAGCCCCATACTAAAAACCCTCCGGTTGTGAGCCGAAGGGTGAAGTCCGAGGTTGTCAGGCGGAAGAGTTGTACCAGCCAGACCGCTTTGCCAGAGCGACCAGCAATCGCTGTGCTATCCATTAGTCGCGCTCCTCCAAGGTGAAGCGGAGCCAAATCAGTCGATCGACAGCATCGATCTCGTGGGCGTCCTCAGCCAGCGTCACCCAGCCCTCTGCTTTCGGTGAGGCGATCTCAACCACGGCATTGTTCGCCAGAGGCGTGCGGATGAGTGTGCGCAAAGGCACAGCGCAGTTACCCGCACCGTCTGCTGTGGCGGCGGCTCTGGTCTTGTAGGCGTACCATTGACCGCCCGACAGGACGGAGATCCATTGGCCTTTTCGGAACACATAACCCGCAGCAACGCCCTTGATGTTGAGCGTTCTGCCCGATTGCCCTGCCCCGTTGACTGTCGCGCCGCTGCCGGGGGAGCCGATGGCCAGACCCGGCTGCAGGATGTCGACGATGACGGTTTCGTCTTCAGTCAGTAGATCATCGAAGGCCAAAGACTGCTCATAGGTCATTGGCGGATATTCGAAATCCCACGCCCAGCGAGTGCCAGGGCGAAGGTTGCGCCCCACCGGACCCGCACCGGTAGCGGGCCGCGTTTCATTGCGCGTGAAGATAGGCCGCGGCACCATCTTGGACGGGCGCGGGCTGGTCGGTAACGTGATTGCCATTATCGTTTCCTGCGACCGATCTGGTGCTGTTGACGCTTGGCGGCTTTCGACTGCGCCAAGTCGGGGACGTTCTTGGTCGCCCACGTGTTAGCGCGGCTCTCAGCCTGAGCGCCGATGGCGTTCATCTGCTTGAGTAGGTCTTGCGTCATGACTGCGCCCCTCAGGTCAAAGTACGGGGCATCGCCACCACGCGATACCGGACCTGCATCTTGAAGCGCGAGGGCTGGAAGGGCGGGCCCTACCAAGCCTCCCATCGAGAACCCCTTGAGGTTCTTGTGCAGGGCTTCGAGGTTGCCAGCGCCGATGCGTTGAACCGCTTCTTTGCTGAACACGTATTCGCCGCCGTGGACGACGCCCTTGGGCTCCAGCTTGCCACCGTCTCCGGTGTAGCCACCGTTTGAGAAGCCAAATAGGCCCTTGCCGAACTTGAACAGCGAAGACAGCCAGCCGCCGCCGTTCCCTGTCCCACCCGTGCCTTGTGAAAGGTTGTTGGCCCACGTCGACGAGGATGCTTTCTGTTGGCCTGTCCCAAACAGCCGAGCCGCCAATGGCTCTGTTATGGACTGACGCACACCGATGGACACGAGATCGGCAATGATTTGCTTGGCGACGCTGGAGAACACATCACCCAAATCGCGGGTGTTCATGATGGCATCGACAATGCCGTCGTTCAGGGCGTCCAGACCGCGCGCGGCCACGTTTTCATAGGCTTCCGCGATCTCGCCAGCCGATTTGAGGCTCTGGTCGCGCCAAGCTTCCAGCGGCCCCATTGTGCCCCGCTTCACTGCTGCGGTACGGGCCTCTTCAACCCTACTAAGTTCGTCGCGGCGCTGCTGTTTTTCGGCCTCTGATAGGTTTTGGAACTTAGGATCGCGCTCCATGTCCTCGCGAGCCTGCTGCTGCGCGATGGCGAGCAAGCGAAGCTCGATTTCGCGTCGCTCTTTAGCCGTTCGAGCTGCTCCGGACTGAAGCGACAGCAGTTGGACCGTCAGGTCGGTGAGCATGCGCTCCTTAGCCAAACGTTCGTCGGCCAGATCACGAGCCAGCACGTCAGACGCGACGCGATCCTCAAGAGCAGCTGCTTGGTCGTTTAGCAGCTTGATCTGGTTGTGCTCAGCCTCCGTAATGTCCTTGCGGGCAAGGCGGCTATCCAGTTGCTCTTGCTCCGCCTTACGCTCAAGCTCGACCTGTGCGCGCTCGATGTCATAGCGCTCCTGCACCGTCGCAGTCTCGCGGTCGTAAATGCCGAGAGCACGTTGACGCGCGCGATAGATTTCCTGCTCGACGCGCTCTGCGCGGCGGGCTTCGCGTTCCGCCTCACGCAGTGCGTCTCGTGCGCTCGTATCGCGCGGGCCGCGACGTGACCGTTCTGCGGCGGGCGTCAGGCTTGTTCCACCTGCGCGATCCGTTCGCTGAGGAACATTCGCAGCCGCGCGCGAGGCCAATTCCGCATCAATTTGGGCTATGCGCCTTCCAGCGTTGTCAAACTGCTCGCCTGCATCCACCGTGACGCGTTGGCCGCGGCGTTCGAACAAGCTCCAGTTCGAGTTGCTGGCTGAAGGTAGTTCGGGCGTACCGCGCAAGTTGGCAAATTGGCCAGCGACGGATTGTGTTCGATAGTTCTGCCCAGGAACTGGTCGCGCCACCACTCGTTGGCCGTCAAGGCGCGAGGTTCCAAACCGCTGTGCAATGGCGTCTCGCTCTGCGACGAGCTTTGCGCGTTCGCTTTGCAGCCCTCGGCCAGTTTTGGTTTCAAGGTCGCGCCACTGATCGAGCGCAGCGGCTAAGTCACCAGCCAATTGGGCGACCAACTCGATTGCGCGTACAATCACTGGCGCAAGATCGATGAAGGCCGATTTCAAGTTAACGTCGATGATCTGAGCAAGCGTATCCAGCTGGCCCTGCGCGTCACTGGCACGCTGAATCATCTCAGCGTCCATCACGATACCTAGGGCGCGCGCCTCATCGCGCAGGGAGGCCACATCAACGGCATTGTCGCGAAGCGCATTCGACAGGCCGCCGAGACCCAAAGCCTCGGTAACAGCGGCACGCTCGGCTTCGCTTTTCAAATCCTTGATTGCGTCAGCGACTGCATCGAGGGCGTCTTCGGTCGACTTAAAGCCTTTAAGATCCGTTTGGTCGAACCCTAGTGATTTGAAAGCTCCTGAAGCGGATCGAGATGTACCAGCCGTGGCCTGCGCCAACTTTGTGGCGAACTTGTCCAATGCCTGATCAGCGTCTCGCGCGTCGCCGCCTGTCTTCTGTGCAACATATCGCCACTCTTGTAGTGCGTCTGTCCCAACGCCGATCTTGCGGGCAGAATTGGCGATATCGTCCGCCATTTTCATGCCCTGCAATCCCAGATTGAACGCAGCCGTCACGGCCAAGCCGATAACCGTCACCAGTGACATCACGCCAACGCGAATGGTGCTGGCCATCCCCCCGATTGACGCCCCTATTCCTCGGGAAGAGGCGTTTGCCTTGGCTTCCGCATCATCCATGAAGCCCTTAAGGTCACGCTCAGACGCTTTTAGGTCTTCTTTGAGCTTGTCGCGCGTGGCACGAAGTTCAAATTCAGCCCTACCGACTACATTCTCGGACATAAGGCCTCCAAAGAAAAAGGCCCGCCGAAGCGAGCCTTGGGGTTGTGAGAGCAGCGTGATACTAAAGCTTTACGCTTACCCATTCAGACCCTCGGAGGGGCCATGCTAGGCATGCTTCAGATCATCATCCTAATGGGATGCGTGTACTTGGTTCTTAAAGTGATACAGATATCTCAGACGAGCTATCTGGTGCCTGAAGCCTACAAAAAGCAGGCTCGTCTATTGACCATCGCAGCGCTAATTTTGGGCATCGGCGGCGCTGGCGGAGCTTTCTATCTATTGATGGAGCAGTCGGCAGCGGTCACGCCATCTTATTGGGATCAACCATAGTCCGCATCCTCAACAGCCGACGTTCTCGAACACGTGCGCCAAAGAAAAGGCCCGCCAAAACGAGCCGTGTTCGAATGCAATTCGACCCCCATAGGTACCCATGAAGACCCATAGAGACGCATAGGGTTGCAATAAATTAACTTGTAACCACCTATCACCGTGATACATGGCCTTCATGGCGAAGGCACCCGGAAGATGGAATCTTGCAGATGCAACCAAGCGAATTAATGCGTGCGCAGCAGCAGATGACCTGACCTTAAGCTGGCAGGAGCATGCAAAAGAGCGGCTCCGAGAGCGTGATCTGATCATGCCAGACGCCTTGCATGTCCTAAAACGCGGGTTCGTTTTGAACGAACCGGAACCTGCGACGAGGGAAGGCTATTTTAAGTATCGCATAGAAGGGACCACGCCGAACAGCGACGGTCGAACCGTCGCGCTAGTCGTGATCCCTGATGGTGTGAATGAACTCAAGATCGTTACGATCATGTGGAGAGACGAAAGATGACGAGGCAAGACTACCGCTACGACGAGTGCGGCCTCGACAATGTAATTCTAGTGGGACTGAGCGTCTGTGAAGACGATCAGGGCGAGGCTACCTACACCATCCCCAACATCAACCGCCTGCATCGCTCCATCATGGCTGCGGTGGCAGCTAAACCAACTGGCCTCAACGGAAAAGAGCTCCGCTTCCTGCGTACCGAGCTCGGACTGACACAATCCGAGATGGCTGAAATCGTGTCTAAGGATACTCAAACGATTGGCAGATGGGAGCGCAATGAAAAGCCTATCGATGGCGCTGCTGAAACTGTGATCCGCCTGCTTGCGACACAACATGCAGATGGTGCCGAGCCGCTTCCCAGAGTTGAAGATGTGGCTAAACGCTCCGTGGCCTCTTCAGGCGAACCGCCGTTCCAGATCGACGCAACCGATCCAGAACATTACCGTCCGATAATGCCGATTGCGGCATAATATAGAATGGCGAGGGTCACCTCTCGCCATTCTAGGCTTCCCCCACCTGCTCAATCACCAAGCCCCAATCCTCCGCCATGCGGTGGAACTTCGCGAGAGCTTCGGCCTCGGCCAGCTTTGGATCAGCGGGCTTGAGCATGGTGTCGATATAGTGCTGCGGGCGCTGTAGGCGTTCTTCGCGTGCGAAACGCTCGTTCCACCACCCTGCCATGAGTTCCGCTTCCGCAGATGCTGCCAAGACAACCGACAGGCGATAGGGTGTGAAGGACCAGAACTCTTCCTCACGCACACCAGCCCTTAGGGCCGCTTGAAGATGCGCCCCCACAATGTCTTTCGGGGCGCTTTCTGAGGGTTTTCAGAGCCGTCCGCGGCTGGCCTCCCCTGCGGTCCATACTGCGCCAGTTCCCACGCCTGCCAGCATCCTTTAAGCACGCTGGCCAGCGGATATTCAGCGACAGGCGCGCTCATCACCTCATCAGCGACCAACTCACCATGGGTAAGCACCTCCAAGGTGTCAGCCATCGCACGCTGGGCCCCAGCCTTTCCCTTCTGCATGGCCTTGAACTGATCTAGCAGCCAGTCGTGTCCCTTGGCGTCCAGCGCGGCGTATGTCAGCTGCAGGGGGACTGCCCGCCCGTCCGGTAAGGACAGGCGAACAATGCCTAGGCGTTCATCAGACGCTTGCATGGATTAGTCCTGATCGTCACGCACCGGTGCTGCCAGAGGCTCAAGCGTGCCCGAATAGGTAACCTTGCCGTCGACAGGAGCCGAGAGGGTCAGGTTCGGAACCGACGAGAAGCTGATCTGCTTGCCCGTAGTCGAGCTACCCATAAGGATGCGGAGCGGGACCGGCGTGTTGCTGGCCATCGATGCGAACAGCGCTTCTTGCTGCGTGTCACCCGGCTCGTAGTGCATTTGGAAGGTAAATGCAGACGGCTCGCGCGGGCCGTTGATATACTCGCGGGTGCCAGCCGGCGTATCGAAGTCGGTCGCATCGATTTTGTTAGGCGAGAAGCCGCCGCCGTCGACGCCAAATACGCCTTTGATATCTGCATAGGTCGGGGTTGAGCCGGTGCCCAGTTGCAGCTTCATAAAACCTTGAGCCAGTACGGCCATGGGTCAATCTCCTTTGCAGGCATGGAAAAGGGCGCGCACAGCCTGCCCTGAGCGCGTTGAAAGGACCGGCAGTGCCGGATGTCAGGTGTTCCTGAGGTCGAGCCGAATGGTGACGCGGCGACCGATGTAGGCTTCGTCGCTGGTTGGTGAGGCGACCGGCCCTGTGACGCGGCACACCTCGCATACCCCGCCTGTAACGGTCAGTTCGGACGGCTTGTTGTGGAAGCGGTCGCGTGCCGCACGCATGAGGCTGTCGAGGGTGGCCGTAGAGCCGGAGAACCGTTGATAGCCGCGCACGTCCTGTACGATCAGACGACCGGTCTCTGTGAAGGTCTCAAGCGGCTCGTCACGGGTTGGAACGGCAATGATCAGGAACGGAAGGCTTGGCGGGGCCTTGAGGAAGTCATCCGGCGCAACCTCGTTAAAGATGGCCGGTTGGCCGTTCCATGACGCTAGGCCAGAGAGCCCCGATAGGCGGGAATAGATGGTGGCGGTCGAGTTCACTGCTTGGCTCCCTCGATGAATGCTTGCCGAAGGTCTTCTGCGTGGTCCGTACCCAGCAGGCCCATGAACGGTCGTGCAGCCATGCGTTCGGTGCCCTTTTCCAGTGCTTGGGCATATTCGGCATTTGAAACGACACGCCCAACCAGATCGTCGCCCTCCTCGCGGATGTTCGGATCAGCATTGGTATTGGATCGCAGGTTGCCGGTGTCTGGCGCAGGAGGCTCGCCGGGCGCGGAGGCTTGGTGCTTGCCGTAGATCTTTCCGGAGCCCGGCCGGCGCAAAATGTCTTCCTTCAGGACCGTCTCAGCCTTGCCGAGCGCGCCTCGAAGGCCCCTTTCTCCGGCATCTGCTGCAATCCGAGCCAGAACGCCGTCGTAGAGCGTGACTTTGGCCATAGGAACGCTCCATACTCGCGAAATGGCAACGAAATGGCTGATAACTGGCGATGAAGGTGGCGTTGAGCTGCTCCGCCAGACTGTTACTTTGGGAGAACAGCAGATGCGCGAGCTCTTAAGGCGCTTAGCCTGCACCGGCTTGACCCCAACGGAGGTCATCAGTGCTGATCTCACTGTTATGACCGACCCAGGTCATGGCTATTGGATTACAGCAGCAGGCCGATATTATTTCGCTCGAGGTTACCGCCCCTGAAGCTTGTAGAGAGCGCTTGCCGGATCGCCCGTCTTTGCGATGACGTCGAAGGTGTGCATGGCCCCGCCATTGGAAGGGTCCGGTACTGTGATCTGATGCCCCTTGGCAGGGATCACGCCCGTGGGCAGGCTTCCGCCGAGAACCAGCACCTGCCGATCCGTCGCCGGTATGCCCAGGCTGATGCGGCGATAGTCGCTGTAGTCAGTGACCAACGCCTTGCAGCCATGCGTCGCCGGAGCGCCCGGTATCCACCCGCCTTGACCATCGGAGGTCGCCTCCCCCGGCACGGTCAGGACGCCGTCTTCAAAGTCCTCTGCGAAGTGCTCGTAGGCGGCTTCGGCTTCACCGGTGATGATGCTCATGCGGCCCTCTTAATCGAAATGCTTTCGTCGCAGCGGCATGCCACGATTTCGTCAGCGCCTGCCCCAAGAGAAGCGTCGCCCGGATACATCATCAGGGCACCGCTCGGGCTCTGGAACGGTTGGGACAGTCCGCGCACCTTCTGACCGCCCATGGCGTCGTGGGTGTCCCTGACGCGGCGATCTCCGGCATTGTGCCAAGCCCGCTCAATATCGGCTTCTGCAATGCGCCCGCTGTCGACCAGTTGCTGATAGGCTTCCTTCTTGGCTGCCCGAATGGCTGGGATACCTTCCGTGCGCGCGATGATCTCGCCGCGCAGTTGAATGAGGCGGCGCTCATAGGCAGTGATGGCCTTGGCTGCGATCTCGGGATCGACCGGCCCGCCCTCGCGGATGGCTTTGGTGATTGAACGGTCGAAGCGACGATCCCGACGCCCTCGGCTCAGATAGTTCTTGAGCAGCTTGGGATCAGCCGAAGCAAGTTCAACGCGGGCCGTGGCAACATAGGTCCGTTGTGGTGCAGACAGGCCCATGAGGCCGCCTTCACGCTTGCCGCTCACACGACTGATGCGCCCGACCAGATCGAGCCCCACCGCTCTTGGGTGCGCGCCTCTCTCCATGCCTTCAGCAATGAACTGTCGGGCCTGTTCGCGTTCGGTCTCGAGTAGACCGGTAATGAGGCGTCCGGCCGTCGCGCGGATGATGGCGGCGGCGCGCTGGTTGCCGGGATCGAAGCGAAAGCCGATCGATACGCTTGCTGGCATTGAAGCGACTGCGCCCTGCCCACCAGCGACAAAGGCCTCGTTGATCTTGGCTTCAAGCGCATGGAAGGCTGCGCGATCTAGGTGAAGAGCGTCCATCGCTCCTTCCAAATCGCCCCGCTGGATCGCGGCCACGAGCCGTTGAAACTCGACGCCGGACTTCAGGTCTTGCACCGACGCCATGAATGCCTCAGCGACCTCTGGGCCGAACTTCGCCACCAGCTCCGCGAAGAGCTGTTTTTGCGTCGGACGTCTGGCCATGGGGGTTTAGGGCTTGAGCGCTCTGGCGTGGCGGGCCGCCTGCGCCATTAGGTCGAGGTAGGATTCAGCCTGAGACATCGCGACCTCTCTGATCTTCTGCTGCTGCTCAAGTGTGGCGTCGTCGAGGATCGCCTTCTGCAGAGCGTCAGCCGACGAGATGATGTCCTGAAGCGTCTCCGTGGCCATCGCCATCGGCATCTTGTGCGCGTTCAGGCGCGGATCATCTGAAGCGATGCGGCGGTTCATGGCAGGAACAGTGACACAGGACATCTCAGACAACAAACAAAGCGATTTGCGGGGCGGAGAAGTACGGCGCGAGCAGCCCTTCGACGGCGCTCAGACGCAAGGTGTTGTCGGCTACTGCGTCACCGCTGCCTTCGAAATATTCCTTCTCCAGCACGTCGATCTTCTTACGTTTCAGGACTCCAGCGTTCATCGCCGATACAGACAATGAGCCGGGCTTTAGCGCTTCTTGGAAGGCCGCCGTATAGGCCGCCTGTTCCACAGCCACAGGAATGAGGTCAGTGGGGATCGACTGCCCATGACCATAAGCGCCAGAACGCGGCCACGCGCGCTCCTGGGCGAATCCCTCGGTCGGTTGGCCAGAGAAACGGGAGCCGTACAATCCATCGATGTATTGGCTCCCGCGTTGACGAAGAATGGCGGGCGCAAGAGCTCCCTCGGGCAGGACGTGGCCGTTCTCAGCCAACCAGTCCTGAAACCCCGTATCGGATCCATAGCCCGCCATAGGTCAGCCCTCGGTCTTGGTCTTATCGGCGATGAAGGCAACCTTGGCTTCAGCGTCCAGCTTGTTGAAAGCTTCGGCTTCTTCCTTGGTCAGCTTCTCGACCAGTTCTTTGTCGCCCTCGACGACCGAGTAGGAACCAGCGCCGCGATGGACGGCCTGCGGGCCCTCTGCTGGCTTCTCGTTCCTGTTGGCCTTCTCGACGATCTTCACCTTCACACCATCGGCAGCATAGGCGTCGATCTGCTCTTCCGTCAGCGGGGAGGTCGTAGTGACCTCCCCTGCCTTGCCCGCTTCGATGACCTGATGGCCACCGTCGACTTTGAAGGCCTTACCAACCGAGGAGCCGTTCTTGACGTGATACTTCGTCATGCTCAGGTCCTCTTACCGGTGCGCAGGACGTCAGGGCGTTGGCAGAAATACAGCGGATAGCTGTAGAGCTCGCCGCGGGTGAACGCCTGACGGTCACGATCCACGATATTGATCGCGTAGGTGTCTTGGCCGAGCGTGTTGATGTACGGGCCGAACTCGGCCGGAGCCATGGCCTTCTTGAACACGTCCTTGGCACCGACCGGGAAGAACTTCGCCTCGTCCGGATCAATGGCGACCGTCGAGTTGTCGTCCGTGCCCCGGTAATTGTGCCAAGTGATCCCGCCGAAGGTGAAGGCCTGGAACGATTGGTCCTGACGCAGATCCGCAGCGGCCGACCAATTCAGGTAGGTTTTCTCAACCTCGGCGTGGCTGATCAGGGCATCGTAGAAGGCGTCGCCGACTAGGGCGTGCACCGTGGTGCCCGGAGTGAAGGCACCGCCAGCCGAACGGGCCATGCCACGGACGACCTCGGCGCATTTCGCACGCAGTGCACCGCGCGCTGGAGAAGCGTTGTCCAGGTCGAAGTCAATGACTGCGGGCTGAGCGACGCCAAACTCGGCGAAGTAGTCGTAGATGACTGTGGTGCCGTCGGCATCGAGCAGGAGACCCTGCAGTGCGCCCAGACGGTGGAACTCGTGGGTGAGGTCCATATCGTCACGGACGGAAGACATGCGGCGCAGGTATTCGGCCTGCACCTGAGCCAGTTCCGACTCCGACCCGAAGGCACGGATGCCCTGAAGCTCCTCGGCATAGAGCGTGAAGCCCTCGGCCAGACGAGTGGTCTTGAGCGGCACCGCATTGCGGGGATCGACCTGCAGCTCCTTGGGCGGCGCGCCGGTCGGGCTGGTGCCGATCAGGCGAAGCTTGCCCTCACGGCGGTCAACGAAGACAGTACGCGAACGTACCGGCATGGGCTCGAAGATTCCCAGCGAGCCGAGCATCTGCGGCTTGTAACCGACCTTGCTGACGGCGCCGGTGAGCGCAGTCATCGAGAAGGCCGAGTTGTTGAAAATATCCATGGACGCCATGGGTTCAGCCCTCCTTAGCGGACAATGATGCCGAGGGCCTTGAGCGCAGCGTTGGCCGTGGCCTTCGCGGCGTCATTCGCCCCGTTTTGGTAGATGAGGTGCGCGCCGTTAACTTCGGCATCGCGGGTGACGATGGTGCGCTTGACCGTGCCAACAGCGGCTTCGAACAGGATGCCAGCGATGGTCTGTGCACCGGTCTCGGCGGCAGGATCATAGGCGACGAAGTTGCCGCCAGCAGTCAGCTTGCCGAGGATGGTGCCCGGTAGCAGACCAGGAGCTACGCCCGCGGCGACAGTGCCGACATCACGCGAGCGGTACATGCCGTTAGCTTCGGAAACGAGGAAGTTGGCGGTGCCGCGGTTCTCGTTGAGTTGAGCCATGCCTTAGGCCCCCTTCTTAAGTTGGGTGACGCCGGCCGAGGCGAACACGTTGTCGTTCCACGCGTCTGACGAGTTGACGGAATGGTCTTGCGACTGGATGGCGTTGCGAATGGTGTCGTCCTTGCCGTCGACAACCTTCAGGTCCCACGCAGCATCGATGTAGGCATCGGACTTGCCTTTAACCGCGTCGCCCAGAACGGCCTTCTTGATCTCGGCGTTGGACTTGCCGTCCGTGACGACGTTCGGGTCAAGGGCCTTGGCCTTGGTAACCACAGCGGCGCGATCGGCAACCAGCGCATCAAGGGCTGCGTCCTCAATGACCTTCTTCTTGGCCTCTTCGAGTTCGCCGTCCTTCTTGGCCAGTTCGGCGTCCTTTTCCGCCTTGGTCTGTTCGTGAGCAGTCTTCTCGGCTGTCAGAGCAGCATCCGAGACAGTAAGCAGGCCCCGCAGCTTTTCGATGGCTGCGATGCCAGCGTCCGTGGTTTCGACCGGGAGGCCGTCCACGGTAATGGTCTTGAGCGTCATGCGACGGTCTCCATGTGGAAGGGACGCGGGTTTGCGACCGGCAAAGGGGGCGTCCTGATCCCCGATGCGGCATTCTGATCCGGCCCGCCCTCGCGCCACGATGGCGAGGTGGTTGCCTCGGATGTCTGTCTGGATGGCGTCGTAGGCTTCGCCGGTTGGCGTCGTGCCTGCGTCAAAGACGATCTTGCTTTCGTACCCGCAGGACAGTTCGCGCTTACCGGCCTTCCAGTCGGCAATAGCAGCCTGATCCATGACCACCATGGGGACGCGGATGTATTCGCCGTCGCGGGCGATCTCGTTGCCCGTCATGCCGACGCTATGCGCTTTCCAGTTTGCGGCAGACACGGCCTCGGCTGGATGGTCATTCGTCACAGGTCGATGGGCGAAGCTGGCCAGTGCGTCGGTCGAGAAGACTTCGCTCTCGGGTCTGAACACGCGCACGACGGCCTTGTCGCGCCAGCCCTGCTTGTTCTCGGGATCTACTTCCTTGCCCGTGTAGAGCTGGATGCCAGTACGGGCGATCTTGGCATCAGCCACGAGGTATCCATCCCGCGTGAGCCGAGGCTCGCCGAGGGTTACAGCGTCGTACAACTGCATGGGGAATCTCCTCGACTTTAGTCAGTCGTTGAGGATCAGCTTCTGCGTATAGATACGGAGAGGCAGATGGCCTGGTACAAATACGCGAGCATGATCTCGAAGAACGAGCACGCTAACTTCGACAAAATATGGAAACCGGGTGAAACGCCACCTGACGCAGGTATCTATCGGTGCGAAGGATGTGGCGATGAAATCGCCTCGAACAAAAGGATGCAGCTACCGCCACAGAACCACCATCAGCACTCGCCATCCCATGGGGACATTCGCTGGCGTATGATCGTTTGCTGTGTGAACAAGTAGCTTACGCTTCCGAAAGCTTCTTCGACCAGTCTGCATCGACCTCTGAGAACAGTTCGGGTCCAAAGACCAACTTGCCACGGTACGGTTCGACTTTTGACAGATCGACGTCACCCCCAGCGTAGGTGATGGTCACGTGCGGCTGGTACGAAGGGAAATCCCAAGTGGCATCGGCATCACGCTTGATAGCTTCATGACGCCACGACAGTTCCGAAGAGTTGAACAGTAAGACGACCGCACCCTTGTCTCCGAGCGGTTCAACCAATCGGGCACCACCTGGGGCGATGGTCAGCATACCCTCGTCACTGTTGCTCCAAGTCTCTCCCACCTTCATCCAGTCAACCGGACGGCGGCTATAGGCGATAGTGACATGCAGATCGTCGGCTGGCGTGGTGGTTTCGAAGCCCTGTGACTTGGCCCACGCAATGAACTCGGCGGCGTTCAGCAACTTGCGCTGGACATAAAGAGTGCGAGGCGCAGCGTCATTGGCAATGATAGGATTTGGTTGCTGCCCTTTAAGCGGGCTCAAAGCGGCAGCTTCGTCGTCGCCCTCCCCGTCCTGCTCTCCAAGCTTTCCATACTCCTCGATGGCAGCTTCCAGACCAGCCAGAGAGCCGTCTTCGACCAGTTCGTTGACCAGAGCATCAGATAGCGCCTCGATGGGCATAAGCGGCTCTGATGTGCCGCCATTGCCAGCGATGGTGCGTGCAGCGTCCGACTTGGTCTTGAAGATATCGGCCTTGTCCTTCTCCGACAGCTGCCAGAGCGGATTCCAATCGTAGTGGATAGCTGGGTCGCGCGTACCAGTGGCCGAGCGGATCAGTGCCTCATCAAGTCGGGTCAGGGCGGGGCCCATCTCCAGCGTCTGTCCGGCTGAAATCCTATCGTAGTAGTTCCGAAGGTCACTTTCGCCCGCGCTGTTCAAACCACCCGGCGACATGCCCATGAAACGGGTCATAGGGATGTCGGCGGCACCGGCGGCGTGTTGGTCGAAGCGGTCGAGCAGGTCGGGCAGAGAAGCGAAGCTGACGGCCTTACGAGCGTACGTGTTCTTGGCGTCCAGAATGAGAGCGCGCAGGTTCGACTTGGCGTCCAGGTTCAGCTTCAGCAGATCACGGACCTTGTCTTCGCCGCCAGCCATCTTGAGGATTTCGGCCAAGCCTTCGATCGACACGACGTCGACGTTGGCTTCAAAGATCAGGCTGTTGATGTTCGCCGATGCGCTCTCGGCCTGCTTCACGGCCGACATGACCGAGACCAGCACGCTGTCTCCCCAACCAAAGGCGCTGGAGGTGATGTCGCGGTCAGGAAGCTCTGCCCCGTAAAAGGTCGTTAGGCGTGATGGGTGGATACGAGCGTGCCCTGCAGCACCCCCTGCGACGGTAAACTCCTTCGGCATCCCGAAGAACTCGGACATGGGGTCCGTCTCGATCTCGCCCGGCACCAGTTGGCGAGGCGTGAACACGGTCAGGAAGCGGATGCCGCCTTTCTTGACCCGCTCCAGATCCAGCGGCTTGGACGCATCATCCCCGAAATCGGCATAGACGGCTGCACCGCCGAACAAACGAGCCTTCTTGCGAGCTTCCAGCACCTTGCCTTGGGCGTTGAGGCGCTTTTCCTCGGCCTCAATCAGTTCGATTTGGCCATCAGCGGCCTGCCACGCGCGCCATGCCCGACAGCTATCAAGCGCCGGAATGTCCACGATCTTGCGGGCCATCCACGAGCCGCGATAGGCATTGATCAACTCAGCCGGATCAACGGTGGGTTCGGCGTAGTAACTGTGCGCAGCTTTGTCCCGTTCGGTGTTCAGTCCAGACAGCGCGTTAGCGAGGCCGTCGCCTATGGTGATCACTTCACCCATGTCAGACCTCACAGAAGGGCGTCAATGTCGAGGCGCGGCAGTGCCGGCGGATCGACGTAGTTCAACATCAGGGCATCGGCGTAGTCAGGCGATGCAATGCCGCGGCGCTTTAGGGCTTCCTTCGTCTCGATCACGATCTTGCCCTTCTCGTTGCGGCCCCACTTCACCAGCGAGAGCTGGAGGCACAAGGCGTCGCTTTCCTTGTCACCCGACGGCAGCGCCAGCAGGTCGGTGACTGGATGCTCGACGCCACCTTCTCGGCCCTCAAGGAACGCGACGTGCTCGTGGGTCCGTTGCAAATCGGTGCGGCACAACCACCAAATCTCAGCCTTAGAGTTGGCGAACATTTCGGCGGATGTCCGCTTATCGGGCCAGATGCGGTCCGTCGGGGGCAAGCCGGTGTTAATTGGTGAGACCGTCAGGCCTGCGACCTCGTTGTGCGTCAGGGTGGAGGAGACCCCCGCGCCAACGCCAGGGGCATCGAAGTTCAGTTCGGCGGCACCCAGTTCGCGGGCGATGTCCAGAGCCCAGTGGGCCGTTCCAGTGGTGTCGGGCAAGCCGCGCGATCGTGGTGTAAGGACGACTGGGCCAGCCTTTGGAATCACGACCGACTTGGATTTTCCGGCACCAACGTCAAGCCCGAGGCGAATGGCGTTAGAGGGTCGAAGGCGAGGTTCCAGTTGAGCCAAGCGCTTGGCGCTCTCGACCCAGATAGCGGGGATGCAGATGCCTTCGACCGAGGCGCTGTAGTCGATGTCGTATTCCGATGCCCATGTGGTCGGATCGGAGAAGCTGTTCTTCTTGGCCTCAGCCCACTCTTCGGTTTTTCGAGGATCGTCTCGCCAGTGCAGCCGAAAGACTTGTCGGGGCTTGAGAACCGAGTGGCGTTTGCGAGCGAACAGGTTGCCCATACCGTTGACCGACGACACCCACAGGACGACGTCAGTGTTGCCGGAGAGCGCCTTCTCAACTGCCTCCGCGTTGGGCACGAATGCGGCTTCATCGACCACATAGAGTGAGGAGCGGCCGCCACGACCCATGTCCTCGCCGCCCTCGCCCGAGATCACCGACCCGGTCGCCGGGTTCGATATCCGCATGTAATTGTCGTGCTGGGCCCAGACGAAGCCTTCAGGCAGCATCTGGGGTGGTAGCCGCCGGAGCATGATCCGCAGCTTGGCGAAGATACTGTCGGGGTTGTCCTTCTTGTCGACGTAATCGACTTTGCGCGAGCCGAAGGTGGTCTTGAACCCGGGAACGAAGAGCCAGGCCCAGAGCGCAAACCCCGCGCAGAGATAGGTGACACCGGTGTCCCGCGACTTTTCGCAGAGTCCCTCCTCGTTGCCGTCTACCCGGTCCTTCAGCCAGGCGATGAACTCGCGTTGTTTGGGCCAGAGCTTGAAGGGAACGTAGGCACCGCCCGGCTTGCCGACGAGTCTGGGGTCATAGGTCCAGACGTGACGGTCGAACCAATAGACAGGGTCAGCCGCACACTTGGCGATCTCCGCTTTCCAGCCGCCGGCCTCCGCTTCGATCCGTTCCCGCTCTTCGCGCTCTCGCTTTAGGCGCGCACGTTGCTCGAGCAGGGCCAGGTATTCACGCTTCTCCGACAGGCTCAGGTTCGCCGTCACCGGCTTCAAGCGCGGCGATGCGAGCATCAATCTCTTCCTCGGTGAGGTTGGCGTATTCGATGGGGCCGCCGTTGCGACCGGTGTGCTCGCGCTTGTCCACGATAAGACCGTTGAGCTTGGCAACGTCCATAAGGGTCGCGCGCGCCACGCCGAGCTTGTTGGCCTCGTTCGTCCGCTCGCACTTCTCGGCGATCTTCAGGAGGCGTTCAGAGATGGTGGCAACGGTGATTTCGGCGCGAGTAGCGGCGCGTTCCAGTATCTCAGCCACGCGAGCCTCGATCCTGTCATTTCCTTTCAAGCGGGCTGCGTTGCCGTCGTTGGACTCATAGCCTGCTAGCTCATAGGCTGCGGTCGCTGTTTCCCCTTTTGCCAGAGCCTGCGCGAACCGCTCATGTTTGGGGTTTGCAAGTGCGGGCATGACCGTCTGGACTCACATTAATATTTCAGGCACATTTTCAAAGTCCCAAGTTATCTGAGGCATTTAAGACGTGCCCAGCAATGGCGGAGGACATACCGTGCCGTACGACGAGCGAAGGTTGATGCAGTCCGGATGGACCAAGCGGATACTGGAGGACAGATGTGCCTCACCGTCTCTCAAGCGGGTCTTACGCGGGCCAGAGGCTATTCTAGAACGCCCGAGGCAGCCGAACTGAAATCCGACGGAATGCGGTCAAACATTCCGAGGTGGCCCTGTCCGTAAACCCTACCGGGTATGCGGCGCGTCGCTACCCGAGGGAACCCGGCCCATGAGGTCGAAAATCTCGGTTAAAGTCGATATCAAGATTGATGTTGCGGCGATCCTTCTAAGGCTCTCTCCGCTTCTTCTGATCCTCTTGAAGTAGACAAGGGCGGCTCTGAGCGATCAGGGTCGCCTTTCCTTCACTACCCAAATCCAGCCGTGCGCCGCAGCTCAGAACTTGGTCAGGGGCAAAGAAAAAGGCCCCGCCCGAGAGGGAGGAGCCTTGCTTGGGCGAAACGCCCTGTTTGGCTTATGTCAGGGATTACCGTTCCTATGTCAAGCGGACGCGCTGACGCGTCGTCGAGTGGCCTGGCCATCCTCGACCACAAAAAGTTGCCAATCGGGCAATGCAGCGAACTGACTGACTTGGCCAATCGGTTCGCCAGTTTCAAAATTGAGCATCAGAAACGTGCTCTGTCCGAATTGGTGATGGTTGACTGCAAGGGCGACCTTGCCGTCAGAACATATGACCAAACCTTCTATTCCGGCACGTCGCTGTGGGAGCAGGGCAAACGCCTCATCGCCGTCGGCAGGCGTAATCTGCCGCTCGCCCGGGATCATTACGATCGTTTTATGTAAGTCTACCAGATCAAGCACGTAAGGAGGAGCTGGATCCGCCTCCCCGTTGTCGTCGAAGACAGCAACCAGCGTCTCTCTATCCCCGGCAAAAGCAAGACCGATGACCTTGCGCGTTCCGTACTCCGCGGCGACAAGCATTCCGGGCTTCACATCATCGTATTTCAGGGGGCGGGCAATGCCATATGTGCGCATCTATTCACTCCAATCCGTAAGCGATAGCTGCACAATCAAGGCCAACTTTCAAGGCTTCACCATACGCCGTTATGGATGATCCGCTACTGGTAAGCGACCGCAGGCTATTCCCCTTCCCAGCCACCTCCCGCAGCGCCCAAACCGCGCGCCCAAGACGCTCAACATCGATGCGCCCCAGCGAGCCACGAAACGTCCGGTCTTCCTCCTGAATCATCGCCTCCAGATCGCGCACGAATTCCTCTCGCTGGCGACGCTTGAGCGCAAAGCCCTCGCCGCCCCGCGTGATGTTTCGCTGAGCTGGATCCAATGTCGGCGGCGTCAGACCCTTCTCGGGGTCCAGCAGCTCATAGTCGGCCCGGTAGCGCAGGCCAGCGGCATGCTGGGTCCGATCGATTGAACCAGCCGTCAGTAGGGTTTCCAGCCCATCACGCGAGGCGCGCGGAGCACCCTTCGCCTTGTCATGGTCGGACACACCGATCTTGAGCCCGCGCAGAGCCTCCAATCCCCGCAGTTCATCGAGGTTGACCTTGGCGGCCTTATCCAGCTCGCGAGCGTGAAGCTCAGCCTCAAGAGCCCGCATCATTCGCTGGCCGTCGCGTTGCTGGTCTAGATCGCGCGCGCTGCATTTCTGGTCCGCGATCATGAACCGATAGGCCTGCCCCTCGGTCAAACGGACACCATTGAGCATCACCGGTGGCGCGTTGTCGTTGGCGACCTCGATATTGTCGTTGGCCCCAATCACCCTCGGCATCGAAGGCTTGGCGAAGCGTTTGGTCTGGCGCTTACGGGCGCGGTCGGCCTTGCTCATATTCCAGTCGCCTTCTCAGTTGCCAGCGCCACTAGGCGAGGCCAAATCCACAGGGCCGCACGGCCATTTCCACGCCGCCTTGCCAAACTATAAACCTGCTTTCGCCCTTTCGGGATAAACCGCCAATGGTTAGGGCAGAGCCAAGCGTTGTCACCTTCACGAAGCCTTTGTTGTCCAATGGTCCGACGGCAGAACGGGACTTCACAGGGGATACGATCGTTTTCGCTCACGCCGCTTCTCCTCCAGCAAACAGGTCAGGTTTGGGGTCGTTGGCTGCAGTCGGCGCGAAACCGAACTCGGCCAGCAAGGCGGGCGGGATCCGGCACGCTGGATGCTCAGGCCTCGGCCCAGCATCGTCCGACGGCCAATGGCCATTCAGCCGGTACTCCCGCAGCCAACGCCGTTGCCGATCATCGGCAGACGCGGGCTGGGACCGGCTCTGAACAGCGGCCACGGCGGTCTTCGGAGCGTTCTTGATCGCCCGGTCGCACCAGTTCCGCCACGTCGCGGCCCAGTCGGCGTATCGGGCATCGTTGCTGATCGCCCAGTTTCGGAACCGCTCGGCCTGATTGGCCACATCCAGGTTCGCCCCGACCGATCGGGCCTTGGCTTGCTGCTCGGCAATGGCGTCCGAGCTCGGAAAACCATCTGGAATCGCCCGCTTCGGCTTCCGGCGTGATTGCTCGGCAGGCTGATCGGCTTGGGGGGATATAGGGGGGTTATATTCGCGGGAGGGTGTGGGTGGTTGGGGGGTCTGGGGGGAAGGAGGGAGAGGGAGGGTATCTTCCTCGGGTTCAGACGTTTCAGACGCTTTAAGACGGTTTTCAGACGCTTTAAGACGCTTCTCATAGTACCGGCGATTGCGTTCTTGGCGAGCAGTCTGGCTGGGCACCGCGGGAACAGCGCCTGCATCTTGAGCTTCGGCCACGCGCAGGATCTGCTCTGCTGTCAGGCCTAGCGACACCAGTTCTCTCAGTGCTGCGACGGTCAGGCTCATTGCGCCACCTCGTCAGCAATCAGGTCCACCTCAGCCCAATAGCGCTGACGCTCAGTGCCTTCGGAGCCATGGCGGTTCTTGGCTACGATGACATCCATGACGGTGCGCATGCTCTCAACCTGCATCTCCCATTCGAAATGCTCGTTGGTGCCAGCCTTGGGTTCAGACTTCTGGAGGTAATAGACCTCTCGGTATGGGAAGAGGACCGCATCGGCATCCTGCTCGATGGAGCCGGATTCACGCAGGTCAGACAATTGCGGTCGCTTATCGTCGCGGCTCTCGACGGCACGGCTCAGCTGGGACAGCAGCACAATGGCAATCTTAGCCTCGCGGGCCAGCGTCTTGAGTGCACCAGTCATTTCGCCGATGGCAGAGGCCTCGTTACGCCCAGCCAGCGCGGGGCGGCGCATAAGCTGAAGGTAGTCGATGCCGATGGCGGCCAGGTCGCCGCGGCGCTTCATGGCCCAGACGGCGCGGCTGACATCCTCGACAGACACCCCTGCCCTGTCTCGCAGCCACAGGTTTTTCGGTATACCGCCTTTGACCTTATGCAGCACTTCCATGTCGAAGCTGGTCAGAGGCGCGACCTTAGCGATGTCCGAGAAACTGACGCGCAAGTCCTCATTGGCCGTCAGGCGCGACAAAGCACGGTCATTAAGCTGGTCCGCATCCATCTCCAGCGAGAAGCCCGCAAACAGGTGGTTCGGGTTGCGGATGGCTGCGTTGTACAGGACGTTACCCAGCAGCGCGGTTTTCCCCATACCCGGGCGACCGGCCATGACGATGACCGAGCCGGGCATCAGGCCGCCGAGCCGCTTGTCGATGCACGACAGGCCGGTCTGCACGCCCTTGGGCTTGCCGGTGGCCCGTTCCAGCTCCAGCCGGTCCATGCGGGTCTGCGCGGCTTCGTGGGCGTTGATGAAAAGCGCATCTTCAGGCGCGGCACCACGTTCAGCCGCTTCCAGTTCAGCGCGTGCCTGCGCCACAACCTGATAGCCCGTCATTTCAGGGTCGCGGGCCTTCTGCATGGCCTCGCCGGCCATCTTGATCAGGCGTCGGCGCACAGCCGCGTCAGCAATATGTCCAGCATATTCGCGCGCCAAGTTCGACGGAGGCGCTCGGTCGATAAGGTCGATCAGATAGCCGATGCCGCCAAACTGCTCGAACGCCGAATCATTTGCCAGGACAGCCTTGAGGGTGGTCGGTTCCGCGAGCTTACCATCGCGAACATAGCCTGCAGTCGCTGCGAACAGACGCTGATGATAGGGCTCAAAGAAGTCGTCAGCCGTTACAGCATCATGGACATGGCGCATGGCCTCGTTGTCCATCATCAGCACGCCCAGCAAAGCCTGCTCGGCTTCGATATTCATGGGTATGGCCGGTTCGGTGTTGAAGCGAGCGTCGTCCATCATCGTGCGCGCTCCGTATCGAATAGTGGCCCACATTTGATGGCCTCGACACGTTGGACGGCGGCATCAGCGAAGCGGTTCAGTTGCTCGGCGGCAGCAGGGTTCTGAGACGCACGCGCCTTGGCTTCGCGCCGCATCATGCGAGCGTAGTGTAGCTCCATGTCGATGATGTCGCGCCTATTCATCCCCTGCCCCATCGTTCGCGGGCTCCAAGCGAGCAAACAGACGCTCAGCCTCGGCCGAAGCCACGGAGCGCGTCAGCTTCAAGCCAGCGCCCAGGTCGTGAGCGACAGCTCCGAAGGCAGACACCGCAGACGGCTTACCGATCAGTGGGTGAAGGTGCTCTGCGGCGACATCGAGAACATCGCGCAGGAATACGGCCTGTTCCTTGGGATTCAGGTCAGCAAGCGCGGTGCTTATGGTGCGTCGAGCGTGCATACGCAGGAACAGACTGCGGGCCGTGCGGGAATCGCGAGAGACGGCGCTTTCACGGCTTCGGTCAATGCGCTCGACCAGATACTTTTCGCGCTTACTCATCTACCCGATCCATTCCCCGTTATCGTTGGCGCTCTGGGTCAGCTTTTCGATCTCGGCCTTGGTCATGGCGCGAACGGCATCCATGCCGCCCATGTCACGAATGGCCCTCATGGCACCGGCGAGACGGGCTCGCTCGATGTCGAGGTTGGCGGCACGCTGACGCATGGCTGTGATGGCTTGGTCGGCATTCATGCCACTCGGCCTCCATCCCAGACCGAACGCGAGGGTCCGCGACGGGCAATAACGTTGGCTTCGCGGGGAACTTTCTGGACCTGCTTAATGCCGGTGCTAGCGATAGCCCTGTGCTTCGAGCAGTAAGATTTGGTTGTTTCGGTTGCCTCTGGATCTACCGGACGCCCGCAGCACATCATCTGGGCACCCTGCCCGTCACCAACGGGCCACGCGCATTGATAACGCCCGCGCTTCCACAACAGCATAGAGGTGTCATTGGCTGGCTCTGGAAAGGCTTCAATGACCTTGGCCCCAAACGATGCACATGATGCGCGGCTCTTGTTCGCGGCCACGATCTGCTCGACGGTCCTGGCCTGACGTTCTTTCGCGGGTACTTTCTGTTTGGGCTGCTTCTTGGCCGTTTCGGGCTTAGATGGCCGCTGCCGCTTCAAGCCCATGCGATAGGCTAGAGCGATTACGGCGGCTGGTGTTCTGCCTGGATACGCCGAAACGATCTCGGTAGCCGATTTGCCTTCGAGCCACTTGGTCTTGATCTGCTCAGCCTCTTCAGCCGACCAGTTCGGTGCCTTGGTGCCCGTCGATCTTGAAGGAGCGGATGCTGATGCACGCTTCCAGCCCTGTCGTGTAGCAACGCCAATCACAGCGCAACGGCTACGGCGGGGAAGAACAGCAGCGATTTCAGAAGCCGAGTTACCGGCCTCCCACATCGGTTTCGCCTTCTCAAGCTCTTCTAGGCTCCAAACGTCGGAGTGGTTATTTCTCATGCCGTTCTTCCTTGATTCATCGGTTCCCAGCGCCACGCATGGGACGGATGACGGAGACGGACGGCGTGGAGCCACAACCCAAAGGCGTCGGCTTCGTCCGAAAGGGTGACGGGTAGGCCATAGACGCGGGCAGCACGCACCATGTCGTCTTTGGTGGCCTTGCCGTTGCCGGTCAGGGCCTTCTTGATCGTGACCGGATAGGCTTCGCAGCACTCCACCTTGGCTTTCAGGGCCACCATTTCGGTCAGGCCAGCCAAGGCATGGAGCTTGCGCGTTACCGAAGGCGTCGCACGGGCTGCCAGAATAGGAGCCTCGAAAAGGATAAGGCTCGGCTCGACCTCGACCACCTTGGCCGTCAGCCATTCCTCAAACGCGATCAGGAAGGAGCCAACGTCCTCGCCCGTCTTCGGCAAGTTGATGTGGCCAACGGTCGGCAAGCTTTCTGCCTCGGGGGAACCGAAGCAGAAGCCTGTGCAGGTAGCGAGGTCGAGAGATAGGAGCATCAGGCCGCGCCTTTGACCTCTGCGTCAGCCAAATCATTGGCAGGCGTCGGCGTCAGAGCCTTCACCAGCTTTTCCTGACCGGCTTCCCAGCCCTTCATGAAGGCTTGGAGGTAGTTGGGAGAGAAGGCATCCGGCATCACCGGATCTTCGCCGCGCAGGCCCATGGTGTAGCCTGTACCCTCAGCATCGACTTCATCACGCGCCGGCGACGGCAGGTCAAACAGATCGGCCTGCGAACCAGCGGGCAAGCCAGCCCACAAACGCAGCTGGGTACGGCGCTGCTCTTCAGCTGTCAGATCACGACGGCTCGCCGCCCCATCGTCCAGAATGGCTTGCAGCTCCTTGCGGGTGAAGCCGTCCGTCTTGGCCACGCGGAAGAGGTCCGTCATGACGGCCTTCTCAGCATCGAACGCGGCTTTCACTTCGGCCACTTTGTTCTGCTGGATACGCAGCTTGTTCAGGTGCGACAGGAAGACAGCTTCTTCGTCGCGGTTGGAGATGGACTTCACGCCCTCCCCTTCACTCGTCAGTTTCTTGGCCATGCTGGCCTCCATCAGACCGCTCAACGGGGCGGTCGGTCCCGTTCGGTCATCGCCAGAAGGCGAAAGGCTTGGCGTTGAAGAGCGACGGCTTACGCGCCAGTCGCAGGATCAGGGCGTGTCCAAGGATCAGCAGGGAGGCCATCATGCAGCCCTCGACGGGCTTGCGGCTTCAATGGCACGGCGGACGCCACGTACACGGTCGAGCGCTTCCTCAGCATCACGTTCTGCTGCGGCAATGGCATCAAGGTCATTGTTTGAAAGCTTGCCGTCGGCCAATGCTTGCCGGACGGTGCTGACGACATCCATGCTTTCCTGCGCCAGATCAAAGGCTAGCTCTTTCAGGCAGCCGGTCACGGGTGCGGGCTGGCAGGCACCAAACAGGGCGGCGCTATAGATTGCCTTGCCGCAGTGACGCTCCAGATCGGCAATGACATCGGCAGGCATGGACGAAGGATCGTGCGGCGTTTGGTAGCCAGACAGGGCCGACTTGCGCACGCGGCAGGCCCTCGCCGCTTCTTCAAGCCCACCACACTCCTCAATAAGTTCATGGGCCAGACGGGCATGTTCTCTGTGGCTGATCTTGTTCACCGGATGTCCAGCTTTCGTTTCCAGATGACCGACGTGCGCCGTCACGCGACTGTCGGGGTCGGTTGTTCAGGAGAAGGCGCATGTCCTTCGTCATTCGAAGCGTGCGCATGTTCAGTGGTTGGCCGAGGGAAGAAGCGGCTCAGGGTGGTCTGCGTCGCGTCCATCGCTTTTGCGGTGTCACGCTCGGTGGCGAGGATCAGGCCAATGGTCTGGAGCTCGAGGGGCAGGATTTCGGCCAGCTCGCCAAGCCGCTTGATCACCTCAGACTGGTCACCGTTGGCGGCCAGCGCATTCAGTTGGAGCACGAGCCCATAGACCGTTCCGGCATTGGCCAGAGCGTCAGTTCGCGCGCGCGAAAGCTCCCCAGATGACAGCATTTCAAGCCGCCTTCTCGACTGAGGGGTTGTCGTTGGCTGGCACAAATGCGCGCGGCACATCAGGTGGCCACGGAGCATCAGACGGCCAGTTCACGGAGAACCACGCCATGATCGTGTCGTATTTTCTCGCGGTGAAGGACGCGCCCTCGTTCAGGCGGTCAAAGAAACGCCAATCGCCCGTCGAAAGCCGAGCAACTGTTGACGCTTCACGGTTGGTAGCCTTCGCAAAATCATTTGCGCAGGTTTCGAGATGACGGCGCAGAGTGGTTTCCATAGCGCCAACGATAGTCGGAACTTTCCTACTTCGTCAATCGGAAACGTCCGTCTGGCTTTATGTGTTACCTCATCGGATAAATCCGACATGGCATCTCTCAAGACCACGGTCGCTCGTCGGCTAGAAGAAATTGGCAAGAACGCTTTTGAAGCCGCTCGCGACGGCGGGCTCGAGCGCAACTTCATCAACGATATCCTGAACGACAAGAAAAAGACGGTCAGGGGGGATAATCTCAACAAGCTCGCCAAGGGGTTGAATGCTACCCCTAGCCAAATCTTGACGGGCTCTTTCGATGATATGCCCGAGGCCGACCTTCCGTCCGAAACTGACGTAAGTGCCGACTTATCAAATGTCGTGATGCTTCCAGAATACGATGTCAGATTGTCAGCCGGTGACGGCTTCTATGTCGGGGCTGAAACCACCAAGCGTGAATGGCCTTACCCGCGATTCCTCGTGGTCGATCAGCTCGGCGTTTCTCCGAACAAAGCGACGGTTCAGGAAGTCATCGGCGACAGTATGGAGCCAACGCTCTCCAGCGGAGACTTTGTGCTGATCGACATGAACGACACCCGCATTGGCCTGCCCGGCATCTTTGCCGTCTGGGATGGTGACGCCTTGGTGTGCAAGCGTGTCGAGCGCATTCCTGGTTCAGAGCCGCGCGAGGTTCGCATCAAGTCGGATAACCCACTTCACGGCGAGTATCGCGTCCCGGAAGAGCAAGTCCGCATCATCGGCCGTATCCGGTGGATTACCCGTAGAGCGTAATAACATTCTCAGATGCCTATCAACGCAAGGGGAAGCGTATGATCGTTGTTGCCATCGCAGCTCTCGTTATCGCTGCACCGCCAGATTACGATACTCGCTACTTTGAAGTCAGAGAGCTCAACAACGCCGAAGGCTGCGCTCTCACTGGCGACTGGACCTTAGAGGGCCGCTCAACCATCTACGTCCAGGTAGAACAGGAAACAGACGGCAGCCTTGCAGTATCGGCGACATCCTACGGGTGGACGCGGCTACCCTCTGATGCAATCAAACTGCTAGGCTTAAGCTTCCACGGGTCGGGACGGGAAAGTCAAGTTTTCAGTATGGCCGGCTACCCGACCAGCCCCCGCCCCGGGCTCGTTTCTGCGATACCAGACGACGAACGGGAGCTGTTTCTTCGATCGTTTGCCAGCAGCCAGAGCGTCAACATCTATATGGCGGACATTCCTCCGGAAGATGAGGATGCGCCGAAGTACGATCTCAAACTTGCGCTTCAGGCCGGTCTTACAGGGTCGTCCGACGCCGTCGCTAGTCTCCGTCGATGCGTTGCCGATGTGAAGCGCCGAGAAGATGCTCGCCGCGAGCGTGAGGCTCGGAACGATCACATTACAAAAGACCCGTTCTCGGATTGAGCGCCATCCGTTGGATCACGTGGCGAGCTTAGGGAACATCGCTGACAGGCTTTCGTTGCCCTTCCATGAGCAACACCCTAGCCAATGTGGTCGGAACAGCAGCTGCGATCTGCTCGATCACTAGCTTCGCGCCTCAAGCCATCAAAATCTGGAAGGAGCGCGATGCATCGGCCATCAGCCTGCGGACCTACTCGCTCACCGTCACCTGTTTCGCGCTCTGGGTGGTTTACGGCGTAATGACAGGGGCATGGCCGGTAACCGTTGCCAATGCCTGCGCGCTGGTTATGGCGTCGTTGGTGCTGGTGATGAAGTGGCGGTTCAGGGAGCCGGGCTGATTAACCTAATGCTTTGCTGAATTTAGTGCAGCCACTCGATAAGGCCCTTCTGCGGGGCAACTCTGAGAACTTGAACCCACGGCCCTATTGTTGGGGTGTCACACTTCATTACCCCCAATATTATCAACAACCTCTGTTGATATATAGACGGTTCAGAGTTTTCGAATCTTAGGGTTGATTAAGGACTTCATCACGGTATTGAATCCGACGATGAATTTAGAACACCTTTGATCGAGATTTAGCTCTGCCTCAGAAAAATCTAATCATTTATTGCGACGAATCCTCTGAAAAAGGTCGTTACTATTCCCACTTCTATGGTGGAGCGATGGTGCCTGAAACACACAGGCGCATTATTGAAGAGCGGCTGAATTCTGTCAAAGAACAGCAGGGCCTTGGCGCTGAACTTAAATGGACTAAAATCTCAGAGGCATGGGCAGATCGATATATCGCCTTTATCGATGAGATATTTAACATGATGGACGAAGGCATACTTCGGATGCGCATCATGTTTACGCAAAACTCAAACAGGCCTATCGGCTTATCTGAGTACCAATTAGAAAATCAATATTTTCTCTTGTATTATCAGATGATTAAGCACGCATTTGGCTTAATGCACTGCCAGCAAGACAACGTAACTCGAAGAGTATCTCTATTCCTCGATGAGATGCCTCGTCATGAGAGCAACATCCAACAATTCAAAAGATATCTTGCCTCACTAAGCGATGAGCCGAGCTTCGCTCGAGCCAATGTGACTATCCAAACGGACAACATCACAGGCGTCTCATCCCACGACCATGTAATCCTTCAAGCCTTGGATATTATACTAGGGGCAATGCAGTTTCGGCTGAACGATAAGCATCTCGAAAAAATTCCAGGCAAACGAACCCGTGGTAAACGAACCCGCGCTAAAGAACGCGTCTACAAACATATCTACCGCCGCATATGCCAGTGCACAAACCGTCCAAATTTCAACATTGGAGTTACTACCGGCATTGATGATCGAGTAGATAACCGTTGGCGACACGCATATCGCCACTGGGTTTTTGTTCCAGCTAACTCCGAGCGCATCGTCGGCGCTGGCAAGGCTAGAAATAGGTGAGGCCCGCGACCGCCTACATAAATGCCCCTAATATAAACTAGAGGGTTCGGCTGCCGCAGGGCTCGAATCCAATATGCACTAAAAACTAGAATCGTCCAATAAAACTTGACAACAGCCAAGAATGGCGCCGCACGTTTGCCGTTTGTTCTAGCATTAAGCTCTTACCCTAAACATCATCATCCCCAACCGGCCCGCCCTCATTCTCCATCCTGCGGATCGATCGCACTTCCTGTCTGGTGAACTTGAGGCGCACGCCGATACCGCCGTCGGCCTCGGACAGGAATACCGCCCCGCCCTCTTCCAGCGCTACCTGAATGCGTTCCTTGGCATCATCGCCCGGATCGACACCCTCGCGCTCGAACGCGGCCAGAGCGTCCAGCTCAACATCAGCCTTCTTCGCCACATGCTCACGAGGCCATTGAACCAGTGCGCGTGCTGCGCGGGCTTGGGGTCCGGTCAGGGTCATGGTGGCGTCCTCCAGCTAAACTATGCCGGCCATTCAGACACACAGGGCTGGAATTGCAAACGGCGGCCCGTGTGAGCCGCCGTTTCATTATTAGTTGGTTGCGTGGTTGGGTTCGTAAAACTGCTTAACGGGCGGGCCATACTTGTTTGGCCCCTGCTGACTATCTTCAATCAGAAGCCAGTACAGCGGCAGGAGGTTAACCAGCGGGATCAGAAGCAAAAGCCAAATCCAGCCGCTTTTTCCCGTGTCATGGGCCCGACGGAAATTCATTGCCATACTGTCGATGAATGCGAGCAACCATGCTGCGAACATGACGAAAATGCCCACGACGCCAAGCCCCCCAGCTCCGGCAGCAGCGGCTTCGTTACCTGCATTTTCGGCAGCTACGCCCGCGCCGGCAACGCTTATCATGATAATCCACAGGACGATCCAAATGCCCGCCCATGCGAACCAATTCGCCCACGTGTGAGCGCGTCGCGCTCGTCCGTTGAAATCGAAGTTTAAAAACCAGTTTGTGACCTTCATCACCCACCCCTAAGTTGAACTGCCATCGCCGCCAAGCCGCCCGGTAGCATCACCGACGCAAAACCGCTCTTGCCAGCTCTAGACGGCTCGAGCCATGGTGCGCACGTGACGTGCAGCCCATAAGGTTGCTTTGCGGCGATGGCGCACAAAGCAAGCAGAACCCTGGTTAAAATTGCGGAAGCAGAGGTGTGTTCTGGTTGCCTGATGGGTCGACGAATAAAATCGCCCTGGATCATGCTTGTCGAGAGCCCGAGCATGTCATTGAACCATCACCATGTTCTTAGCGATAACCCGGCTCCAATATAGTCGCTGCCGAAATTGCCTTTAATGGCGATCCGATCATTCGCTTTGAAGGCTATAATCCCATAGGGCGCGCTTTCCTCTTCAGATACGCGGTAGCCGACCCCCAACTCTACGCTGCGCCACTGGGCAGTGGCCTCCAATCTGCCGTAGGCTTCGACCGCAGTGTCGTCGCAAAGCTCTGTCCGTGCATACTGCCCGTTTGTGGTGTCACGGCAGCGAGCACCATTGCTTTGATCGTACATCCGATAGCGATCGTTATCGCCCTGAAAGATAAACGCCCCGACGGCCGGCGCGAGACGGAAGTTTCCAGCTTTCAGGCTCCAACCAATACCCAATTCCGCGCCCGTGACATCAGACGCTTCTGCCACGTTGGCTTCAAGCATCAAAGAATTTGACTGAGCGGCTGCATTTCCAGCGCTAACCAAGCCTGCTGCGATCGCAACGGCTGCTGCAACTCTAAATTTCATTTAACGATCAACCCCCTAGCTGCCACCCTCTGTGACATAGCGGTGTCATATCACAGCGAGAGGTTGTGTCGAGGGACAAAATCGTGGCTCCCTCGAGTTGAGTAAGAGCGGCCCTCGTCGGACGCTAAACAAAGGGCACCAGCCCGCACTGATCGGCGTAAGTTTTTCACCTTAACGGCGGCCCGTGTGGGCCACCCTTAACGTATCTGTTCGTCCAACTAAGCGTGTTCAGTCTTGGCTGGGCATGCCTCATGTATTTCGAGCAGTAATTTTTCGATAGAGTAACCGGGCCTCACATATATCAGGGCGACAGCATTGCGCCGACAGAGCATTTGTTTCCGTCGGTCTCGCTGTACCGTTCTCTTAAATGCCTCCTCGCCCCCGAAAAACTGGATCGGTCTATCGTGCTGCGCACCTTGGTACTCAATCGCTATCTTTCGAGACGGAAGATAAATGTCTAGGTGCTGACGCCCCAGCCATGAAGGACGGGCGTGCTGGACAACTATCTCTTCGTTCAACGCGCTCTTGATCTGGTAGTAAAGCGCCGTTTCGGCTACCCAGCCCTCCCCGACCCGGGGCAGTTCTCTTTCTTCGCGGAGTGTATTTTCCGCCTCTCGCAACAGACCTGCGCACATTGTCTCGGCAAGCGAAGACAGACTGAAAGAAATGCCTCGCACAGCGGGGGCGATGATCGCGCCTGGCAAGCCTGCAAAAAGCGGTAGGCCATGCTCGATCACATGCGAGTCACCAATCCATTCATTTAGTAATTTTCGCTTTTCTACTCGATGTAGGGCTTCAACCTGAACATCCAGAAACGTGATTACGTTATCGATATTCTCTCTGCCAAATTTTGTGACCTTTGGACCAAATAAGGTTGAAATATCTCGACCCGTCACGTCGAGCCCCGCCTCGACTTTTAAAGACAGTATACGATCAGTTTGGGCTGAGCCTCTGGTGCCGATTTCCGGGCGAGGCTTGACTTCGAGTGCCCCATCTATCTCACCTAGCGCAGTGAGGATGTCTGCGGCCCAGCTGTAAAAATATCGACTTTTCGGCTCCTCGGCCGCATCTCCAAGACCAATCATCTTTTCGTACGCCGCGCTCCACAACGCACGACCAATAGATGTTCGAAGATCAGCCGCTTGGTACAATGACGGGCCTTGGATTTTCGGAAGCTCGCTGACGATAATCCTAGCCTCAGCGAATAAGATATCTGCGTTCATTCCGCCGTCCACTCGTTGCTTCCCTGACAACTGCAGACCTCCACATTTACGCTGCCAAGTTCAAGCGAGTAGGAAATATCCCACTTTTTGGTTGACAGTCGGAAATCTCCGACTTAGCGTTGCTCCATCGAACGGAGAGATGCAATGTCACTCAAAACTGAAACCCCGCCGCGTGACCTCTACGCTGCAATGCTGGCCGAACTGGAACGCATGGCTGAACTTCAGCGCGAGCTGGTTCGCCAAGTGCAAGCTGTTGCGGAGGCTGCGTGATGCGGGAAGCCCCTGCTCAAGCGGCGGCCAATGATGCCGCTCCGAACCCTCGCCAGCTGGCAAAGGCCCAGACCCGCGCTAAAGTCCTCGATGCTGGCAAGAGCCTCTTCGAAGAAGTCGGATACGAGCGCGCCACTATCCGCGCTGTCGCACGTCGCATTGGCATGTCCACTGGCGCTGTATTTGCCAGCTTTACGGACAAGGCTGAGCTGTACCGCGCAGTCTATGACCACGCCCCGATCACGCCTGAGCAGGGCCTGACACTGCTTGCCGCTCTTCGTGAGGCCGAGGCCTTCATGGCTGGCTTCGAGGGCGACACATCGCAGGTGAATATCGACGCGCTGCTCTGGCAGGCCCGCTCTGCGCTGGCCCTGACCTCGCCCGATAAAACCCATCAATCCACTCCGGTCGCCCCTTCGCCGGACAGCGTGAGGATGGCTGCCTAATGGCCCTGCACCCGATTTTCCAAGGCATCGCAGACGGCTTTATGCCGCCCGTGGCTGCCAATGATGGCCCCCGCCCTATCGGTGAAGGCGTCGGCAATGTCGTTGCACAGTTGGAGCGCGTTGTTGCCCGCAAGCATGGCAAGACCGTTGTCCAGAACATCGCTGACATGGGCGGCTGGTCCGCGCCGGAGCACGACAGCGAACGCTACCGTATGCTGGACAAGGCATTCGCCCTGCGCGGGATGCCGCATTGCTTTGGCGGTACTGCGGATGGTTCGGCTTTTGATGCGTGGTCCTATGCCCGCGCCTGCGCGGCGCACGCCACACAACGCGACTGTATTGATGTGCAGCGTCAAGGCGTGGGCTGGGGCATCGAGGAACAGGAAGCCCGCAAGGCGCTAAGCCAATGGGGCCTGACCGAAATAAAGCTGCGTCATGCCCAGCCCGGCGACCTGCTGCTCTTCGATATGCCGGAAGAGCGTTATGTCCGGACCTACGGAAAGACCGACTACGTCTTCCCCGGAGGCTTCCACGTCGGCGTCATGTCGGCACCGGGCGGCGAAATGTCTTGGGCCATGCTGCCTGAGCGCAGCGCTCTCGAAGCCAAGATGCTGAGCGCACACAAGTACGTCACGGAATGCTGGCTGGGCGAGTTCTGGACCAACAATCTGGTGGCCGCTTTCAGCTTTGGCGATCCGACCAATGAGCGTCCTGCGCTCAAGGCGGTGGCGTGATGGGTGAGAGCCAGCACACGCCCGACCATACCGGTTGGCTCTTGGGGGCCCCGAACAAGTTTCGGGCTGCCCAGTGGTTCATCGCTGAGACAACCTACGGTGATCGGCTGGTCCTCAAGTCGCTTCCAGAAGAGTGGAGCTACGACTTCACTACTGCTGACGGCACCTATCTCAAGGCCGAAGTGGTTGAGCGCTGGATGCCATTTCCAGACAGCCAATACACGCATCCGTCACCCCTCATCGCCGCCGCTCCTCAAATGAAGGAAGCGCTGGAGGAAGTATTGCGCTGGGACGCGTATCCGAATGCGTCCTGCCGCAATCGCATCGAAGCAGCCCTCGCCAAAGCAAACGGCACGCGCCCGCCCCTGCCTCCGACTGCGAGGTGCGAGTGATGGCCCTCCGCGACATCGACATGCGCCCTCACCCGCTTGGCATTGTCGAGCATCCCGAATGGCCAGCCGTCCGCAACAGACATGCGGAACGCGTCTGCAACTCCATCGCCAGAGAGGCTGCTCAAGCCGACCAGGAACGGCGCGCTGCTGCCCGCCACCACATCGGCGACCTCACCAAGGGCCTGATCCTCTTCGCCGTCATCGTCGGCATGTGGGTCATGACCATCCGCTTTCTAGAATGGGTCCAGCTTTAGGCCCGCCCCCGAGATCCCTAATCAACGCTTTGGAGGCCCAAATGGCCCAAGCCCTGCGTTCTATCGAAGAAGACACCCCGCAGACCGCGCTTGTCGCGCAGGTCAGCGCCAACCCCGGCTTGGTCCTTCTGGATCAGGAACGATTCAACCAGTTCTACGAGGCGATCAAGCAGGAGACGGACAAGCTGGTCCCCGACCTGACGACCGAGAAGGGCCGGAAGGAGATCGCTTCCATGGCCTTCAAGGTCGCCAAGACCAAGACCGCCATCGATGCGGCAGGAAAGCTTCTTAATGAGGAAGCGCGCGCACAGATCAACAAGGTCGACGCCGCCCGCCGCGACATCCGCGAGAAGCTGGACGCCCTTAAAGACGAGGTGCGCAAGCCGCTTACCGACTGGGAGGCTCGAGAAGAGGAGCGCGTGGCCGCCTGTGACGCCTTGATCGCCCTGATGAAGCGCGACGCCGTTGTCACGCCGGAAGACACGTCAGCATCGGTCGCCGCGCGTCTGGCCGAAATCAAATCCTTTGCGCTGGATGAAGGGCAGTTCCAATCCCTGCTGGATACAGCTCAACAGCAGCAGGCCGACGCCATTGAAAACCTGTCTGCGGCGCATGCTCGACTGCTCAAAGAAGAGGCCGACCGCGCCGAACTGGACCGCCTGCGCGCCGAGGCCGCAGAGCGCGCCGAACGCGAACGCGCCGAAGCCGAGGCTAAGGCCGCTGCCGAAGCCGCAGAGCGCGCCAAACGAGAAGCCGAGGAGAGTGCCGCTCGCGCAGCTGAGGAAGAGAAGGCTCGCATCGAAGCCGCCGCCAAGGCGGCCGAGGAAGAGGCCCGAGCCAATGCTGAAGCTGCTGCCCGCGCTGAACGTGAGGCTGCCGAACGCGCCCATGCCGAGGCCCTAGCCGCCGAGAAGCGCCGCGCCGATGAAGCCGAAGCAGCCCGCAAGGCCGAGGCCGACCGGATCGCCCGCGAAACTGCCGCCCGCGAAGCAGAAGAGAAGGCTGCCGCTGAAGCCGCGGCCGCCCGTGCTGCCGACATCGCGCACCGCACGAAGATCATGGGGGCCGCCAAGCAAGCCATCATGGGTCACGGCGTAGGCGAAAGCACAGCTCGGGCCATCATTCTCGCCATCGCCGCCGGTGATGTGCCGAACGTCAGCATCAAGTTCTGATGATGACCAACCGCATAGGCTTCATGGTCTGGAACCCGGCGCGCGGTATGCCGCACGTGGTCCACGACACCATCGAGCGCGCATTGGCGGAAGCTGAGCGCCTCACGGCCAAGAACCCCGGAGAGCGCTTCATCATCATGTCGCCAGTCATGGCGGGATCGGACGCCAGCACCGCCAAGGCGTGGAGTGATGGCAAGGCCGAGGGTCTCGCTCAGGCACATCGCGAGATCATGAAGGCAGAGGCAGCCTCCGATCAGTGGTGTGAAAAGGCGAAGGTATTGGAGGTTTCGATGGAGCGGCTTGCCGTCGTTCAGCGCGATCACCGCCGCTTCCAAGCCATTGTGGCTGACTGCTTGCTCTGGTTTGACGGCTTCCGCGCCGCCCATTCCCCCAAGGACAGCTGGGAGCGGCCGCACATCCCGGACCGCGAAGCCCTGCGCGAACTGAACGCCGCGCTTCAAGCGCTGGAAACCCCGCAATCCGAGTTCGAGGAGATACCTTTTTGACCCTGCACAACCCCCTGCCCATGCCCTTATCGGGCAAGATCAGCGAGCCGGGCGTCTATGCCTTGCCCATCGAGGTCTATCACGGCCAGCCGACCGTCGGCCCGTCGATCAGCTCCAGCGGCCTGCGGACGATCTGGAGCCAGAGCCCGGCGCACTACTACGTCGACAGCGCCCTGAACCCGAAGCGAACACCGCAACAGGACCGACCGGCCTTCGCCCTCGGCCGCTTAGCTCACAAACTGCTGCTGGAAGGTTCTGACGGGCTGGCCGACGAGTTCGTGACACGTCCCGAGCAATGGTCGGACTGGCGGACCAAGGACGCCAAGCTGTGGCGCGAGGACATGATCGCAGCCGGCAAGACGGTGATCACGGATGCCGACTTGGCCGCCGTCACCGGCATGGCGGAAAGCTTGGCGCAGCATCCATTGGTCGAGGCCGGCATTCTTGACGGCTTCGTCGAGCGCTCGTTGATCTGGAAAGACGACAAGACGGGCATCTGGCTTAAGAGCCGCCCCGACGTGGTTCCACGCGCCTCTGGCCTTTTCTCTGACCTCAAAACGACGGCTAGCGTTGCCGACGACGACCTTGAGCGCTCGCTCGCCGGTTTCGGTTACCACATGCAAGCGGCCTTGGTGGGCATGGCCTCGGAAGCCATTCTCGGTCGCCCCATGGAAGAGTTCGCACTGGTGTGGGTCGAGAAAGCCCCACCATACTGCGTGCGCGTCACCGTCCTCACCGGCGCTGATCTGGATCGCGGTCGCCAACAGCTACGTCGCGCCATCGACCAGTTCGCCGAGTGTGTGAGCACAGGCGTCTGGCCGGGCCCAGGCGGTGACCGTCGCGATGCAGAATACCTGACCCTGCCCCCATGGGCCGCCAAGCGCATCGATGAGCGCCTTGAGGTCATGGAAGCCGAAGCCAACGACAATCAACCCCAGACCGAGGCCGCCTGATGAACGCCGTGACCACCCAACAGCAACCGCGCCCTCAGATCGTCACTGGCGGTCAGGTATCCGCTCTGGTCCCGCAGTCGCTGGATGAAGCATTCCGCGTCGCTACCGCCATGGCTGCATCAGGCATGACTCCAAAGGGCGTCGACAAGCCTGAGCAGGTGTTGGTCGCCATCATGGCAGGCGCCGAACTCGGCTTTGCGCCCTTCCAGGCCATGCAGTCCTTCGCCGTCATCAACGGCAAGCCGAACATCTGGGGGGACGCCCTGCCCGCGCTGCTGTGGTCGCGCGGGTTCAAGATCAAGGAGTGGTTCGACAACGAGGACGAGCCGACCAAGGCGTTCTGCCGGATCACCCGACCCGACGGCGACGAGATCGAACGCTCATTCTCGGTTGGCGATGCAAAGAAGGCAGGACTTCTCGGTAAGCAAGGGCCGTGGCAGCAGTACCAGAAGCGCATGCTTCAGATGCGCGCCCGCGCCTTTACTGCCCGCGATGGAGCCGCAGACGTTCTGCGCGGCATGCACGTCGCTGAAGAGGTCCAGGACTATCAGCCGATTACTACTCGCGCGGTCCCGACCGAACGCCCGAACCTCGCCGCTCGTCTGGCCGCACCCAATGATGCCCCGCGTGAAGGCTTCAGCGCTGTGCGCGGCATCGATCTAGACGACCACATTCCAGATTTCGACGCGGCACCACGCCCCTCCGATGCCGCGTCGGATCAGCCCGCATCCGATGACAATCCCCCGTCGCGTACGGATGCGGGCCATGACTTCCCCGGTGACCGTCCTCCCACCGGTGAAACGACGGCTGATGGCAATCTCTCCCCTGCGCCATCAGCCGTCGACGTCATCCAGTGGGCCGACAAGCTCATTGAAGACATGCCGTTCATGAGGCCGGATCAGGTCGCGGCCATTGAGAACGACCGCAGGGAAGTCGCGCGGTTCACGCTTCTGAAATCGACCGACATGGCCAAGGCCCAAGAGCTGGAAGCCGCCATTCAAGCCGCGAAGGAAGGGTGACCATGACCACCATCAGGGTTATCGATTTCGAGACTTGCGGACTGGAGCCACCCGCCGAGGTCTGCGAGGTCGGCTATTGCGACCTGACCAGAGCCGATGACGGTTCCTGGTCGGTCGGACAGCCGGTGTCCTATCTCTGCCGCGTGGCGCAGATGCCGGCCGAGGTCCGTGCCGTTCACCACATCACTCTCGCGGAGTGTGCGGACTGCGAACCGTTCGACGGCATGGCCCTCATGCAGGCGTCGTCGCACGTCGCCGCCATCGCCGCTCACAACATGTCGATGGAAGAGCAATGGCTCCAGATTGAGGGCATTCCGCCGAAGGTCTGCACCTATAAGGCCGCTCTTCGCGTCTGGCCTGATGCGCCTGCCCATTCGAACAGCGTGCTGCGCTACTGGCTGGAGGATCAGGGTCTGTTGTCGCTGGACTTTGACACAGCCATGCCTCCGCACCGTGCGGGCCCAGACGCCTATGTGACCGCGCACATCCTCAAGGCCCTGTTCGCCGCCGGTGCCACTGGCAAGGACATGGTCGCCTGGACGAAAGAACCACGCCTTCTGCCGACCTGCCCCATTGGGAAGTTCAGAGGCCAGAAGTGGGCTGATGTCGAAACGGGTTTCCTGAACTGGATGACCCAGCAGGCTTCGATGGAAGCTGATTTGAAATGGAATGCGCAGCGTGAGTTGGAGAGGAGGTTTGCGAGATGACCCGCCCCCTCTGGCAAATCGCAGCCGAGATCGCAGCACTTAAGGCCGAGAAGAAGGCCCAGAAGCGCATGTTTCACAGCCCCAACAAACTGCGCTCGCAGACGTTCAGGCCTGAAAGCAAGGGGCAGCGCGATCCACGTCAGCAAGACAAGGCCTATCTGGCATGGCTGCACGAAGGCACGGACTGCATCGCTTGTCTAATCGAGGGACGACCTGCATTTGGAGGCGGAGGCGCTGAGGTCATCGAGGCTGCGCATCAAAAGCTTGCGATTGCTTCCAAGGGCTGGCGCGAAGGCGGTCTCGGCCCCCGCGTCCACGACCGACGCTGCGTCCCGCTGTGCGCCTGGCATCATCGCCTAGCGCCGAACAGCTGCGACACGGGCGGCCAACGCAAGTTCTGGGACCGCCTAGGATTGCGGGACGGCATCGCCGACTTCTGTGCCGATCTCAACGCCGCGTTCGATCAAGGCCAACCGGCAATGCCTGTCATTCGGAAGTGGGCCGTGAGCCCTGCCAATGACGATCTCAACGATGTGGAGGAAGTGGCGTGAAGAACAAGCTTTCCGACTTGAACAACCACCTGTTCGCACAGTTGGAGCGTCTAGGGGATGAGGACCTCACGGCCGAGCAAATCAGCTCCGAAGTCGAGCGTTCCAAAGCCATCATCGGCGTGGCAGCCCAGATCGTCAGCGCACAGAACCTGAACCTGAAGGCCGTCGAGCTCATAGCCGAGCACGGCGAGCGCTTCCACGACAAGCTGACCATGATCGAGGCTCCGCGATGAAAGGCCGAGCGATCTCTTACAACGCCAATGAACTGGCTTGGCTCGAGGAGCGCAAGGACTGGCCTCGCGCGGACCTCCACAGTGCTTTCGTGGTCCTATTCGACCGCCGCGATCTAACTGCCAGCAACCTGACTGCCCTAATGAAGCGCAAGGGTTGGATGACAGGCCGCACCGGTCGTTTCGCCAAAGGCCAAGCCCCACTTAACAAAGGCAAGAAGTGCCCCGAAGGCGTGGGCGGCCGTCACCCGAACGCTCGTAAGACGCAGTTCAAGAAGGGTCAGGAGCCGCACAACACCAAGCACCTCGGCCATGAGCGGCTGAACAAAGACGGCTACATAGAGATCAGCGTTGCCGAGACGAACCCGCACACCGGTTATGAGCGGCGCTACGTCCATAAGCACGTCTGGCTCTGGGAGAAGGCAAACGGCCCGATCCCCGATGGCCACTGCCTCAAGTGTCTCGACGGCGACCGGACAAACACTGATCCGACGAACTGGATTGCGATCCCTCGGGGCGCTCTCCCACGCCTGAACGGTGGCCGCGCAAGTCGCGTCTTGGCCTACGACACCGCGCCAGCCGAGCTGAAACCCGCAATCCTCGGCATCGCCCTTCTCGAGCAGAAGGCCAAAGCTGTTATAAAGGGAGCCGCGTGATGACCGATCATGTGGATGTTCCTGAAACGCTTGAACGCGTTGCTGCCGTAGCCGATAGTGCCCGCTGCACCGTCCAGAACCGAGACAGATATCAGCGCATCGTTGCCTCCGGCATGGTCAATGGCAGAGGGATTTGGTGATGAGCAGGTCTGACAACGCCGCCCCGGGCCATCACCGCTACATCCCCGATAGCTGGCCTGCCCTCCTCAGCAAGGATCAGCTACGCGCCTATGTCGGCGGTATGAGCGAGGAAACGCTTTCCAAGGTGTGCCCCGTTTCCCCGGTAGATCTGGGCGCGAACCTGCGGCGCTATCCCCGACATTTGGTTGATGCTTGGATTGCCACGCTGCAACCGCGTGTGGGTGGATTCAAGCGCCTGCCGCATCATCTGCCAGACGAACCTCCAATCGTGGCCAATGACCACGCAGCACAAGCACTTGAGCGCGTCCGTTCGCGCGCCAAAGGAAACCGGCGTTGACCGATAAAGGCCCGATTAAGGTCAAGTATGTCCAAAGGCAGAAAGCAGCCGATGGCAGCGACCTGCTGTATTTCCGCAAGGGCGGCTACCGCGAAGGGCCCCTCAGGTCGGCGTTTGGAACGCAGGCCCTACAGGATGAAGTGACGGCCATCGTTGAGCGGATCAACAGCATCGAGCTGGCCAGTTCGACACCGCGCGCCGGCACCGTCGGCGGTATGCTCAAGGCCTATGCCAAATCGAGTGACTTCCTCGGTCTCGCCGCCAGAACTCGAGCCGGTTATCAGGACTACATTGACGAGCAGATCGAGGACATTGGCGATGTCCTGCTGAGCTCAGTCACTCGGTCTTGGATCATGGGCCTGCGCGATGCCTGGGCCATTCGGGGCCACAACTCTGCAAACAAGCGCATGCAGGTACTGAAGAACGCTCTGAAGCCTGCCATCCTTGATGAAACAGATAGTCGAATCAGCGGCGATCCCTTCCACAAAATCCCGAAGGTGAAGCGACCGCACGAGGTCAAGGAAGCGAACCCCCGCTGGGAAGACCACGAAGTCATTGCCGGTATTGAAGACGCCATTGAGCGCGGAACGCCGGGCTTGGCCCGTGCCATAGCTCTTGGCCGATATGGAGGGTTTCGCCGCGGCACGATCTGCAATCTGCCACTTCACGCCAGAACAGTCGCGATCAATGACCAGGGCGAGCAAGAACGCCGTCTCTACTGGCTGACCGAAAAGCGCATTGTTCTGGCCGACAAGCGCGAGGATGCGCGTCTCACCGAGGTTATTGAGCGTACGCCCAATCGAGCCTTGACCGTGGCTTACAATGCCGACGGCGCGCCTTGGAAGGAACGCCAGCTGAATCAAGCCGTCGAGCGGTTGATGGATCGCCTCGCCAAAAATGGAAAAGTTCGCGCCGCTGTCGATGCTGAGGGCAATGTCTACTGCCCGCTCACGCTCCATGGGCTTCGACACGCTCGAGGCGTCGAGCTGGCTTTAGCAGGCGCTTCTGACAGCGAAATCATGTCGCAGTTGGAGCAGGCCTCGGAGGCCGCGGCTAAGATCTATCGTCGGCAAGCTAATCGCAGAAAAATGGCGGATGCGGCTCAAGACAAGATCGATAATGTGGTGTCTATCAAGGCCAAGAAACGCGCCCAAGAGCCTTAA